AGACCCGGATAAATCGACCCGGAGCGTGTAAAATAAGGAGCAATGTAATCAAAACAATTCTTATATTTTACAAGACCAATCCAGGGATTCTTCCTTTTATTTCTTAATTCAACTAGCATAGCTATATTAATTAATTAGCATCGACCAGGGGGTCAAAGACCCCCGTCGAATACTATTATTGTTTATTATTACGCGCCGACACTAAAGATGCCGTCGTTAGAAATTTCTGTATCTTCTGCATCGCAATACAGAATACCGCAAGACAGCGGATTACGTACCATGATACCAACCTCACCGAGGAAGTGGACCTGATAACCATCACGGCTGTTAGAACGCAGCGTATTAATGCTGTTTGCATAGCCGTTAGGAGCAACAGAGCCACCAGTATACCACTGTACAAACTCACGACCCTTACGACAAACCTTTACAATATTTGCCTGACCATCGCTATTGCTGATGTCAACAAACAGGAATGTATAAGACATAAGGGGCTTACCAGTCAGCGGGTGAAGCTGACGGAACAGCTGCATGTTATCAAACATCGGACAACGCTTGAGCGACAGCTCAATACCGTTCGTCATCTTATAAGTAGTAAACTGACCACCGAGAGTCAGGTTCTGACCACTACCAGTAACAAACACGTTGTCAACCATATTGAAGCTAGCAACCTTCTCCTTAAGGATACGGTCGAACTCGCGAATACCCATCTCACCTGTCAGAGCAACAAACTTACGCTCGTTAGTACCCAGGATGTTGTAGCACAGATCGAACAGATAATCCTCAAACAGCTCGGCAGTAAGTGTAGTATAGTAACGTACATTTGCTGGCGAGATCTGCTCGAACAGACCACTCATCGTGGGAACAGGACGTCCATTTGAACCCTTGTTGATATAAGTACCGTCGCTCAGACGATTGCTCTTAGAGAACAGCAGAGCCGTCTCCTCACGCTTCTTCCACTCACGAAGAGCCTTCCAATACTGATAATCAGACCACAGATAAGAGCTCTTACCAGTCTCAGGATCCTTCAGAGCGATAGCAAGAACGGTGCTATAAGCATCACCCGTGATATCGTAGCTCAGACGGAGATTCTGGAGGTGGTTACGCATCTTAAACGGAGTCTCATAGTTGATGATATCAGCCTCATCACTGTACTCCTCGTAAGCAGAACCGATGCGGCTTACCTGACGACCGGGCAACAAGAACTCACCAGGAATATAAGAAGCCTGCGAACCGTCAATTACGTAGCACTCGTAAACCCAAGCGCTACCGTCCTGATAAGGAAGACCAGTTACACGAACCTGGAAATTGTAATCATCGAAACTCAAAATTGCACCAGGACCAAACCAACGCTCCTCAAGAGCGAGATAAATCGGAGAATTATTGAGGCCCGGAGTAATAGTGCTATAATTGCTAGAATTTACCTCTGTGCCATTCCACTTGGCCCAACGAATGTTGATAGCGTGATCCTGATCAACCTGAACAGCCCACTCGAACTCACGGTTCTCAATAATCATAGTCTTGCCGAGACCGCCAGTAAGAAGATCGATAGTAGTAGAAATACCATCGTCCTTTGTACCAAATACCAGTGAAAGCAGGCCTGATACCTCATGGGGCTTGGTCAGCAATGCGTTAGAAATCATGTTCTCATCTACCAGGTCGCTGAAACGACGTCCGCGATACAGCTGGAGATTATTAAGTAAAGTATTATTCATATATGTTTAAATCTTTATTTCTTATTCAGAACACACCTGTCAAAAGGTCTGTTACTGACTTTTGTTTATCATCGGCATTGTAAGAGCTATGATTCTTTGACTAATGCCGCAATAGTTTCCTAAGTTTTTCAGCAGCGGATGTCTCACCGTCCCTCTTAGCAGTGGAAATTAAACTATCAGCTTTCATAGTAAAATAAGCAGACTCAATAAGGTTCTTTGATAGATTTTTATTAAAGTCCTTAGTATACTACGACATACCGTCACTATCGAGTTTAAAGATATAATCAAACAGTGCTTTACGATCCTCTTTAGGAACGTTTATGCCACGAATATTAGTAAGTCCTTGTATATCCTTACTAACAGTCTCAAAGAACTGTTTAGACTGCTGTTCTTGCTGCTTTGCGAGTTCTTCTTGCTGTTGCTTAGCTTCTTCAATCTCTTTTTGTCTAATTTCCTTCAATCTGTCAAGCGCATCCTCAGCTTCGTCATACAACATGTCACTATCTTCATACCTTGATATCTTCTTATTTATTTGTTCGTCGGTATATCCAGCATGCCGCATGAGTTCGCGTACTACTGCTTTTTGATTGTTCTCATCTTCGAGATCGATATCGTCAATAGTAAGAGCTTCTTGCTGTTTTGCATAAAAATCTTCAAACTTACCACCCTGTTTCACATACTCATCAAGAGCTTGTATACGCTCGTCTGCATACTGTGGAACAGAATTTTGTTTTACAACTTCTGCGAAATAATCAGCAAGATCCTGTGTATTCAAAGGTCTATCTGACTCATCAATCTCGTCCATATTCCACCCAAGCTTATCACCAATAGCATCGAACAGCAGCCCAACCTATTGAGCTTCTATTATATCCTCCTCTGTAGGTTCTGTATTTTTTGGTTCCTCTACGGGAGGCTGATTTGCAGGTGGTTCTTGGTTATTCACTTGCACAGGAGGTTCTGTAGTATCCTCGTGAGCATTGGGATCTTCTGTTTGATCCGCTGGTTTGCCGTCCTCAGGATTTTCTATCACTGGCGGCTCGTCTTCTGTATTGTTTACAAGTGGAGTATCAAATTGATTCTGGTCATCAATTATTGTAACGCCATCGCCATCGCTTTCGGCATTAGAATAAATGCTACCGAGAATACCTTCAAATCCACTCGGAATAGTATTCTTTTGTTTCTTTGCCATATTATATAATATGTTATATTGTTTATTTTATTCAGAC